AAATACCATAAGAGAGTTTCCGTTCCGAACGCACTAACCTTAGACAATCATGTAACACATAGATGCGCAATGCGCTTCCATGTTTTACCTACCGTATTATACACAAATGCTTTATGACATGTATGATATTCCACAGTTTCCGGACTTAAAATGCAGGATGTTGTACTTCTCCTCGAAGATCGTGAGGTCGTAGTTGTAGTCGTATATGCGCCACGACGGCTTATTGATCGCCACGAGCGCACCCGTTTCCGGGTCGCAGATCGCCAGCGTCTGCGCATTGGGATCCAATGGCGGGACGATGGTGGTGATTTCGAGTTCGATATTCTCAAACGACGATAAGTTTACAGCACCACTAGGCTGGCTAGTATATGGGGTGTCATTTAGTGAAAAGTTATAGCAGTAGAGTCCATCTTCTGCGTGTCCTGAATTGCGTGCATATTTCTCCGCGTATTCGTAAACCGCTGCAGGATGGCTATTTTCGCGGTAGTTCCCGTCGAACAGGATCGCCATGCTCTCCAATATATCCTGGGTGTTTTCGATTTTGTAGTCGCCTGTCAAATACCATCCCGTCTGTCCACCGTTTGCATTCACGCCAGGACCAATGAATAATTCTTCAGTAGTTCCATTGGGATGTACTCGAATAATTGGGTGGGTAGTAGGGTTTGTGACAGCAAACGACGCACTTGGTGCAGGAGCGATGTCGTATGGAATATAATTGTATGGCCAATTGGTTCGGTTTGACCACTCGTTGCGTAGATGGATATCGTTGCGCTTGAATGCGAGCATAAAACCACTTGTTAGACCGTGTGTATCTAGTTCAAGCTTCTTTGTGCCAGCAATGCTCTTCATAGTATGCTCTCGCACTTGTTTTATCAGGTATGTTTGTTCCTTTGCCGCAAACAGTCGCTGTTCGTCTTTTGACAAAAATCCATAGGTACACAGAAGATGTACATCTGCATTCCAACCTGTACGTCGATCAACATATGAACTAGAAGTTAAAGCCACATCAGGAGGAGTTTGTAGAAAGCGGTGGAACTGCATGTATTCTTGATTAAAGTTGGGTGCGATGTACGGGTAGTTGTTTCCACTATCTAACACATCACGGATCTTGAAAAGTTGCTGAACGGGGCGAAACGTCACATGAACATGCATTTCGTTGTACTGGAGGCTCACTAGCGGAACTGCGCTCTGGGGCTTCATTGAGAACCATGCGTTAATAGGAATGAGCAATTGTCGTCCCCGAATAGATGGCTCCGCACCGTTTTGCGATTCAGTATAGAACGCATTCGGATACACATTAACACGTGACCCCGAGTTGGACGGATCGTTGTGTTCAGGTATATGCCCCGTCATGCGATAAAAAAGTTCCCGTTTGTCAGCGGGGAGATCACGCTGTACCATAGAAAGTAGGTAATCGCCACTGTACTCCTGTATGGTAAAGTTGCCACATGTAATGGAAATGTTTGATATCATCATGGCACCCAGGTGGTCGATCCATTTAAACTCATATGGTACCCACACTCCAGTATTTAAATTTGCATTGGCATCTGTTGTCGTTGGAGGGAAGATAGGTGACCATATGTGAGGTAGATTGACAGATACGAATGCATCCATGAGAAGATCTGCGTAACGCGGAATCTTGAAGGACATCTTTGTCTCTTCGCTCATGCGGAGAGAACGTGCGCCTTCGAAGTCCACTCGGAACTTCTGTAGCGCAAAGTTGGTATGCTTACTGTAGGCGACCTTGAAAAAGGACTTGGTTGGGTTTCCTGTCAGGATAACATCTTTGTCGCCATGCTTTGCAAGTTGCATAAGTCCTCCAGGCATTATATTATCGTTATTACTGTACTTGGATATAAATATTTATACTGTTGTTGATAGGAAGATTATTTCTTGTTATATACGGCCAAGGATGAACACCAAATAAAAAATATCGCGGTACGGTAGACAGACAATGGAAACATCTACACCACCCACACACAATATAGTCAATAATATAAAGAACCTCAATAAGAATACCATTGTTGGGTTCCTAATGGGACTTATAGTTTTTGTAGTGATCTATCTTATCTGGTGGTTTTACTCATTATCCACCAAAGAAACGACTACTTGTAAAAGATTTGACTCTCTTTATGGGAAAATGAACGGGAAGATCAGTTCAGCGTACACTTCTACCAATAGTGGAGATTTTGACCATATGTTTCGGGACTACTATATTAAGACCGCGTACAATTGTTGTAGCACTGGAGACTATAAGAATGGAGTTGTATCCACATGTGCGTTAAAGAGCGTTATAAAACAGGGGGTGCGTGGCCTAGATTTTGAGATATACTCGATAGGAGACGAACCTGTTGTCGCGACATCAACAGAAGCGAACAACTATGTGAAAGAAACAATGAATAGCGTTAGCTTTAGCGACGTAATGAATATGTTAACTAGTTATGCCTTCGCGGCAGGGACAGTACCAAATCCTTTGGACCCAATTATTATTCACCTCCGGTTCAAGAGCACCAATATTGCCATGTACAACAATCTCGCGAAAATATTCAAAAGCCATGTAAGTCGATTGCTCGACACCACTAAGTATGGGAATGAGTACAAATATGAGAACTTTGGTAAAGTTCCTCTTCAGATTATGATGGGTAAAATTGTCATTATCGTTAATAACAAAAATAGAACATTTGCAGATGTACCTGCATTATTTACATATGTCAATATGACCAGTGGATCTATATTTATGCGTCAATTATCAGTAGATGGCGTGGTAAATAACCCTAATACCACTGAGTTGGTCGAATACAATCGTCGTCAAATGACAATTTGTACACCTAACGAAATGGAAATGTCGCCACCCAACCCCAGTTCTATTCTCTGTCGAAACTTAGGCATTCAAATGGTCGCGGTGCGCTACCAGGAAACTGATGTCAACTTCGAAGAGCAAACGTTATTCTTTAACAAGGAGAACCACGCATTTGTGCTAAAGCCAGCCAAGTTTAGGTATATCCAAAAGTGTATCCCTATTCCTAAGAAACAGGATCCTGCGTTGTCATTTGCACCCAGGAAACTGGAAGGTCCGTTAGGATCAAAGTATTCACTATAAAAAATTATCCATATTCGGGTAATATTTCTTTTCGTCGTACATTATATACTGAACGTCAAATAGAATATACTTATTTATATATGAAGTTTCGTCACCCCAGTTGCGATTCAAAAATGACATTCCAAGAATGCGAGATGGCAATCTTGCGCGCGGCGGTGGACAAGGCGGGACAAGTGCAGTCAAAACGTGTAGTGAACTCCGCAGAGGTTCAACAAATGATCTCCATTGTAGAACAGTTTCTTCGCCGAAAGCGTCTGGTATGCTATGGTGGTACAGCCATTAACGCACTACTACCCAAACACGACAAGTTTTATAATAAGGATACGGATCTTGCCGACTACGATTTCTTCAGCAAAAACCCAGTAAAGGACGCGAAAGAACTAGCAGACATATTCTACAAAGCGGGGTTCGAAGAAGTGGAAGCGAAATCAGGACAACATCACGGCACCTACAAGGTGTTTGTTAATTTTATCGGTATGGCTGACATCACCTACTTAAATAAAGACATTTTCGACACGCTACAAAAGGAAGCGCATACGGTCGGAGGCATCCTATACTGCCCTCCCAACTACCTGCGTATGTCTATGTACCTCGAACTCTCCCGACCCGAAGGAGACGTCAGCCGATGGGAGAAGGTTTTGAAGCGCATTTCTCTCTTGAACAAGCATCATCCTCTCAAAAAGATAGATTGTGAAAATACTCTATTTCAACGAGAACTGTCGCCAGCTACTCAGGAATTAGTAGACAACAGGGCACTTTATAATATCGTTAAAGACACCCTTGTCGGGGAGGGCGTTGTATTTTTCGGGGGGTTCGCTATATCTACTTACCTAAAATACATGCCACAACATGTAAAACAAAAATTAGAAAACATACCCGATTTCGATGTCTTCTCAGAAGACGCCAAGACAACTGCAACTATTCTTAAGGAACAATTAGACGCAGAAGGGATAAGCGGGGTAAAGGTTTGTCGCAAAGAAGGCGTGGGAGAGGTAGTTTCTCCACATTACCAGGTAATGGTCAACGATCTGGATACGGTCGCATTCATTTACGAACCAATGGCATGTCACAACTACAATAAGATCAATATTGAGGGATCACCCGTACAGGTTGCAACCATTGACACAATGCTTAGTTTATACCTTGCCTTTTTGTACTCCAAGAGAGAATACTATAATTTAAGCCGTCTGATGTGTATGGCCAAATTCCTCTATGAGGTACAAGAAAAAAATAGATTAAATCAAAAGGGGGTACTTAAGCGATTTAGCATAAACTGTTATGGACGTCAAGAGACGATCGAGGACATGCGTGCAGAAAAGACAGTCATGTTCAACAAATTAAAATCCGACAGGTCATCCAAAGAATACGAGGAATGGTTTCTCAAGTATCGTCCTGGTGGCGCAGCCAATCCAGAACCTTCACCCGCGCCCCATTCTACGAAAAAGAAGAAATCAAATAAATCGTCAAAGACGAAGCGCAAGAATAAATCATCAAAATCGTCCAAAAATACACGGAAACACAAAAAACAGACTAGTGACAAGAAAACAAGAAAGGATAGAGTGGGCAAATACCTCAAGTCGCTGATGTGGAAGAAAAAGAAGTAAATCCTATCATAGGCATCTAAATATTATATAGAAATATGCGAATATTGCTATATATATGTCGAAAGATCAACAACTACCATTCGTCAGCATATGCACACCCACATTTAATCGTCGCCCATTTTGGCCTATGGCGATCAAATGCTTTGAAGAATATGACTACCCCAAAGACCGTATGGAATGGATAATCATTGACGACGGAACAGATAAGATAGAGGATCTTGTATGCCACATCCCACAAGTGAAATATTTTAAGTACGACAAACAGATGATACTTGGGAAAAAAAGAAACCTCATACACGAAAAGACTATAGGTGACATCCTCATATATCAAGACGATGACGACTACTACCCCCCCGAACGCGTGTCGCATGCGGTTGAGACGTTACGTAACAACCCCAAGGCATTGTGTGCAGGATCAAGCACAATATTCGTATATTTCAAACACGTGCATAAAATGTATCGAATGGGACCATATGGACCCAATCATGCATCAGCGGGGACATTTGCATTCCATCGTAGACTATTAACCCAAACAAAGTATGACGATTTTAAAGCGTATGGAGAAGAAGAGTCTTTCTTGAAGGGGTTCACCATCCCATTTATACAGTTAGATCCATTAAAGACTACATTGTTGTTTTCCCATACACAAAACACATTCGATAAGCGCGATCTTATTGAAAATGCACCGACGCCCACATGCATGATCGACCTGAATATCAAACTAAATGATTTTCTAAAACAGGATTGGATGCACAATTTTTTCATGAAAGATATTGATGATCTTCTCGCGAAATATACATTGGGCGATATATCACATAAAGAGGAAGTTGTCAATCAACTACAACTCGCAAAGGATCTTCGACGACAAAAACTAGAAGAAAGAAATCAAATAAGACTGGAAACAATGCGCCGCGAGGATATTACGACAGTAATGGACCAAACAACTGACCGTATTAATATCGAACGCATCAAAGCAATAACTGAAACAGTCAAAAGCAAAAAACTACTCGCACGACTACGTGAATATGAAAAGAGATTTCCAGGAGAAATACAGAAGACGGTGTCGGAACAAGAGATTGACGACGAAGTTGCCAAACAACCCCTCCCGCTTTACATTGATATTGCTCGATCGTCATTTAGCGTAATAGAACCGTCTGATACATCTGATGTTTCAGATGAGGTGATCTCCAATATTATGCGATTTATTACCAAAAATAAGGTCGAAATACTATTGTGTGTGAATGGACAATATGCCACTAAAACAGTTGACAATATGCTGGTAGACATTGTTTCAAACGACG